AACAAAAGCGTGACCAAGCCTCGCGCGACAAAAAGCAACCCCATGCTCGAAAATGGTGTTAGTTACGCAACCCTTTCTGCCTTTTCCCCAGCATTTTTTGGTTAACACTGGGCCTCGGTAGCCCCCCGAACCCGTGTGGCCGCTAGGCCCTCGGGGGGCTTGCCGCTTTCCTCTGCCGAACGCTAGAGAGGCGGACAGGCACAACCCGAATCAAAGGCGGGCCAAAAAAATCTCGGATTTTTTTCCCGAACCATCCTTTGCTCGGCCCTCCTCAAAAATACTGGAACCCCTTGGGCTTTAGCCCGTCATTGCGGCCGCGCCTTAGCGCAGCCGTGATGACACCAACGTAAACACATAAAACAACGCCAGCCTTCTTACGTCCCCTTGCCGCGTGCAGCGCTCGGTCCCACCGCCCTAACAAACCCCATAAAACACAGTAAGCTGGCTCAACGCCTCGAAAGAGGAACCGATAGCGAAGCGATGCGCCAAAAAAACGTTGCAAAAAACAAAAAAAGCCCTCAACCATTAAAAAACAGAAAGGAAAAAAAATGGACCCTGTAACAGCAGCCGCATTAATCGGCGGCGGTTCTCAACTTCTAGGTGGCCTCCTTGGTAAAGGTAAAAAACCTCAGTTCAATTTTCGCGAAAAACGACGAATGGAAGAGGAAAGGTTTAAGTGGCTTGTTAAAGGCGCTCGAAATGCCGGATTTAATCCTCTCACTGTCCTTCGCTCTACCGGCGGTGGCCAAGGTAACATGGCCACGACCACTTCGCCTCTCGGCTCACGAGCTGCCGTTGGTGAAGCAATCAAAACCTTTGGAGGTACATATGCGCAAGACGCTATTCAACGGGCGACTGAGGAAAGGGCGCAAGAAGATTGGAAGGAACGTTGGGATTACCAAATCGAAAACCCCTTGCAGCCGGTGCGCAAAAATACGGGCGGCACTTCTACAGAAGAAAAAACGGGTACCTTCGACACGGCGCGCGATGATTACATCGGCCAAATAGCCAATCCCATGGGTGCGCGACCAGAAGAAATTCAAATCCCTCTGGATAATGAGAAATACGGCGGACGCTATGTTCTGCGTATTGGTCAAGCCCACTACATGATGCCTTACGGCTGGGTACCAACTGAAGGCGTCGAAGCTAATTTAGGCTCGGGCCTTGGAGAAATTCACGGTATTCAAAGCCTGATTAATCTCGGCCAGAAGGTCCGAGTTACGAGAGAGGGACACATTCTGGTGAATCCAGAAACCCCACCAACTCCGCTCAACACTGGCGGGCCGGCAAATCGTGCTGGCGGCATTTAAAAAAGGAAAAAAAATGCAAAACACTACATCTATGAAGCAACATTCCAAGCGCGTTCGGCCTACGCAAGTTTGGCCGGAAAATTACAAACGCGGGCCGGTAAACCACCCAAAGACTGTACGCACCGACGCTGTTAGCGTTGTGACGTCTTCTATGGGTGGTAAACTCGTTCCGCTTAAAATGATCCCGCTCCTTCGTGAGGATGGAATTTTAAATTCAACGCTGCAGGTCAACGTCCAAATGGCTGAGACTGCGGACATGCTGCTCAATCCAGTACGTGTAAGCGTGATGGCCTATCTCGTTCCTAAGTTGGCCTTTGAACGGTTTAAAGATATGGGCAGCATTGACAGAAGCTATAACGGCCAGCCAGAGATTGACGCTTCAGTTATTCCTTGGTTTGAGACCTTTACCTATAATGAGCCTCCCCCCGGGCAAACGCCAGATCCGGGCGTTTTGAAAACCCTTGGATTACACGCTCCTGACGGTGCCACGATCAATACTGATTATATTGAAGCCTATAACACCTTGTGGAATTACATCGCGCGGCAGCGCTCCGATAGCATCGGTTTGCGCGATAGGCTTGCTGTCACTCCTCTTGGCTCGGCCTTTTGGGAACATACCCAAATGAAACACGTCGTTCCGACATTCGACGCGGCTATGGTAGAAGGCGGTATTCCGATTTCTACAACCGGCGATGCGCCGGTCGCCGGTATTTCTGTAACTACCGGTGGAACACACGCTATTGCGGACGCTCGTTTCACCCAGTTAGCAAGCAATACGATCCAAATTTCGTCCTCTACCGATGGCGGTCGTATTCTGTCCGTTGGTGATAACGTGCGTGCTGAGTTGGATAATGCTGGCATTGAATTGTCACTGGCCGGTATCGAGCAAGCCAAAAAGACCCAAGCTTGGGCCAAACTCCGTAACCAATATCAAGGTATGTCAGATGATTGGATGATCGACCAATTGCTGTCTGGCGTTCGGCTTAATGACGAGGCGCTTAAAGAGCCAATTCTTTTGGATCATAGCGACACAATCATTGGTATGTCGGAACGTTACGCTACGGATGGCGCCAATTTGGATAAATCCGTTGCGGATGGCCGAACCTCTCTGTCTGTCAATTTACGCTCGCCAGCGCTTCAAACCGGTGGCGTCGTCGTAATCTGCGGTCAGGTACTTCCTGAAATGTTGTATGAGCGTCAGCGCGATTACTACATGAACGCTACAACCACTGCAGACCTTCCGTTCCGAACAAGCGACGAATTGGATCCACAGCCGGTTGAAATAATCAAGAACGGTGAAATAGATGAATCTCACTCTCTGCCGAATGACCTGTTTGGCTATGCTCCTCTTAACCACCGCTGGATGCGACGCTCCCCAAATGTGGGCGGTAAATATTACCGGCCAAGTCCATCAGACGCTTGGGACGAAAACAGAAACCGCATATGGTCAACAGAAGTTGTCGACCCTACCCTCGGACCCGATTTCTACATCTCCACGACGCTCTCCCACGAAGTCTTTGCGTCCCAAAACGCGGACCCATTCGAATGGTGGGTAGCCGGTGATGTTCGTATTCAGGGCAACACCTTCTTTGGTCCTACACTGCGTGAGGCCCAAGGCGATTATGACGCTGTAGCCGCACAAGTGGATAACACGCGTCTCGAAGGGGATGGTACAGACACATGAAAACGACTCCCTCAGATTGGCTTCAGTGGGATATCAAAGAGGCGCTACCGTTTACCGGTGGCGTCTCATTCCACGCTAGAACCATTAAACCCTTGGTAATTACTGATGAACAAGGGCTGATCGTTGGCTTTGGAACTGGTGAACAGTTCGTTAGTATTACAGGTGAAGGTGAGCTGCGCTTTGATTGCTCTAGTCCGGTTTGGATTAGACCGGCTTCAAGAGTTCAAGAGCGCCTTAAAAGCTCTGAAGAAATATTCACCTCTTTGGATAGGCCTGCGCCTCTGTCGCCTGAAATGGCGGCTATTCAACGTATGATGAGACGAAACGAAATGGAGCGGGAAAGAGACCGCCAAGAAATGGAAAGGAGGTTCGCCTATGCTGATCGATCCGTGCCTGACACTGGACCAGAACTTGAAAAACCTTCACAAGAAGTACCCGCCAGCGAAAAGGAAACGGTGGGCGGCGACACTGAGCCAAGCTCTGCAGATTCTGAAGACGTCGAAGAACCTGAAACCGGCGGTGATGTTAAGACCGCTCGAAATGCTCGAAAATCCCGAACTGGAAACAAAAGTAGCGCTTCAGATAGTTCGTGACGCTCACAAAGAGGGGATACCCCTCGTCGCTGATATTGAATCGCATCGTTGGACTAATCGAAACATAGTTGTGAGGCATTACGATTTCGGCAGGGATTTATCCTTGTCGGAAATTCGTGTTATCCAGCAGTTGTGCAACATAGCGGCTGTAAAGTGTGAAGCGCATTTGCAATTCACATTGGAAACCTTGCGCTTCGCAGTAAGTCCAATGCCAGGTAAAAAACTGACACGACGCGGTTGGCAATCAAACCAAGAAGAAACCGATGCCGCCATCGCCAAATACATTGAAGCGTGTCAACCACGCTCCTCTGAACGTAAAGAGACTGAGGATGTTATTGGCGAATGGCGATACCTGACGTGGCCTATTAATTGCAATTGCAATTGATGCCACACGCCTGCCCCCCGTTCCCCCGTACGGTGGGCAGGCGCTCCCCCCTTGACCTCTGTAGCGTAACTGACACCACAACCTAAAATTACTACCCTTAGTGGAACCTACAGCTGACTAGGAACAACTTTTAAGTGTGTACTAGACCATTGACCATTGAAACCAAATTCCAAGGCGAAACTAAAGCCGCCCAATGCCGCAAGTGCGATGAATGTATCGCTGCGCGTAAACGACATTGGGTCGGCCGTATGTTGGCAGAGGAACAAACCTGTCATAGCGTCAACTTTTTGACGCTTACCTATGGTGGCGGGTATGACAACATCGACGCGTATTGGATTAATTACGCCCATGTTCAAATGTTCTTTAAACGGCTCCGTAAAGCGGGCCATAAATTTAAATACGTTGCAGTTGGTGAGCATGGAACTGCCCTAGAAAGGGCGCATTTTCACATATTAATGTTCTGGCAAAACGACCCGCCAGAAATGACGCTCAACACTGAATGGCAATGGGATGCTTGGCCTCATGGACATACGTACGCTGAGATACCGCGGTCAAAACAAGGCTGTGCCGTTTATATTATGGATTATCTGAACAAAGATAATTTGAAAAACGCGGTTATGAAGTACAGCAAAAACCCCATGCTCGGTCAAGAATACCTGATTAAATATGCAGAGGATCACGTGTCGAATGGCATTAGCCTGTTCGCACAATCGGATCGTTTTACGATTCCTGATAACGCGTCTCAATCTGGCCAGCCGTTTTACTATCCTGTTGGCAGGGAAACGGCGATTTATACAAAGATGTTGGACGCGTATATCCTGAAATGGTCTATAGAGCGTCCAAATCAGCCTCTTCCGTTAAACGATGAAATGTCGGAATACCTTGGCGATTTATGCCAAGACACTAGCGAATTGCCATTGCCGGTCCAGCAATTCATTGCTCGGCATTACGGCTATGAGCCTGTTGAAACGATTAATTATGACGTTGAAACCACCTACGCGATTGGGAACGTTAATCTTATCCATCGCGGTAAATCTATTATTGTCGAAATTTACAATGAAAAGGACATCATATGGCAAAGCGTGCTCGAAGAAAAAAGGGTAGAACCAAACGGGCGGGAACAACTGTCACCACGAGTACTTCGTCAACTCTTGGCACAAGTGCACGAAGACTCTCCCCCTCGGTGCAAACCGTGGTTGACCTCCGTAGACCCACCATAAAACCCAATTCATTGGCGTATCGGGCCATGTATCCGGATCGTCGCCCTGTCGAACGTCTCGAAGCTCCGGTGTATCCTAAGGAACCTTACGTTCCGGTCCCGAAATACGTTCCGAAAAAAGGCGGGCTTGTGACCCAATCTTTGGGATTGGTCCAGCCGGTATCCAAACAACGGCGCGATCGCCAAAAGGAACGCCTTGACGATTTTAAACAATCGCCAAAGGTACGGAAAAGTCCGGAACAACTGGCCGTTTTCAATCGGCGTCGTCGTGAAAAGCGTAACTCTGAGGGTTTCGCTTTTGATGCAGACTGCGTTCAGCGTCCAAGTTCTGGCGCTGGAGCTGCAGGTCGTTGGAACCCGACCCCGAAACAAAAGCGTGACCAAGCCTCGCGCGACAAAAAGCAACCCCATGCTCGAAAATGGTGTTAGTTACGCAACCCTTTCTGCCTTTTCCCCAGCATTTTTT